TATGAAACTTTTCATCGAATAAATGCTCCTCCATTAGTAAAGTTTCTACTAATCTGCCAGTGATAGATGCTTTACTATCCTCATCTTCTACAGCTTCACCAAGAATATACTTCTTGTGATATTTCTTTCTATTTACAGAAAATTCCTTTAAACTGGAACTGCTGTCCATTACAACTGCTCTATATTGAGCTTCAGTTTTTGCTCCTTTTATCATATTGTTTTTGTTTAAATGCTGAAATAATTTGTGGATAGAGTGCTCTAATTTCTCTAGGCACTCTAGCAAAAAACCAACGTACATCTAGTTCATATTCATTATCATTAGGATCTACACCATCAGGATGAATTAACCAAAATTTATGTTCTTCCCCTTTATATGTAACAGATCCTTCGTACCATTTCTCTGTAAAAGATTCTCTCATATTAATTGAGAGTTCTACATGTTCATCTTTCATTTCTTATCTTTTTTTGTTTTAATATCATGACATTTCCAAATATATGATCAACTTTTTTTACGACCTTCATTCTCATGTTTTGTTTTAGTATCATGACAGGAGGAGCACAAAACTTGTAGATTATCCCCTTCACAAAATAAACGATTAACAAAACCAGGTAAATCCTCAGCACAATTGAGAGCCCCCAAGGGAATAATATGGTCTACATTGATTTTCTTGTCTGGAAACCAGTTTTTACATTCATTACATTGATATTCAAACTTTTGTCTCTTGTTAGGGCCCTTATAAGCTCTGCGAGATTTAAGTTTACATTGTAATATTGGTTTCCACCATCTACTTTTCTGTCTTAATGCACTTCTTATAAAACTCCAAAATGCAGATTCTGTCATTGTACCAGCATTTCTAGTGCGAGACACCTTTGGCTTTTTGCTAACTCTCTTTTTCTTTACTGTCATATGTTTCAATTGAAAATCTGTCGCAATTTTAGTAAATATTTGCGACAAATATTATAAAATAAACCCTGGGGACAATATGTCCCCAGAGCTTACAAAGTTAATCAATTGTAACGATTCTTTTAGATATTTCTGTTTTAATATCATCAAGATTCTTGACAATAGCTGTAATTTCAGCTGTTGATAGAGATGGAATATTGAATTCATGCTTTTTAGATTCTACGCTAAATCCTTCTTTAGCTTTTTCAGCTAAGTTTTCTAATTCACGTACAGCATAACTCTCATCTAATGCAAGAACATCAAAATCTAAATCATGCAAAATCTCTGTAGCTTCTTCACATGGTACAGTCATGATTGGTAAATATTCCCAACATCTACCTTTAGATTGACCAATACCTACCACCTTCATAGGATTGATAAGTACAAGAACACTAGTATCACCACATCCTACATAGTGAATCTCATCACTGGTAAAATGTAAACCTTCAGCACCACAATCATCAGTGTTCCATCTACATGCATTTGGATCCATATTTACAGCTCTACCAATACGAATATCAAATGTTTTTGTATGAGCATCGGTGAATCTATTTTCTGCTCTATTAGGTAGGTCTAAATAAAGCTCTGTAAGTCCACCAATGTTTTCTCCATGTTTACAAATGAAATCTGTTACAGTTCCTTCACCATCACAATCTGAACATTCAACAGAGTCTTCCCACTCATCAATGATATATCCAGATCCATCACAATTTTGACAATCAAGTGTTTTCTCTTCATAAATATCATCTTTATGAACTAATTTATATTCACCATTGTTTAAGAATACAAAATAATCATCCGGTTTCTTCTTCCAAACAGCTTTCACTTTATTATATGCATTACTTACAAACTGTACAAGCTCTGTACCACCGTGAATAGTTACAACATTTCTTAATGCTGCAAAGAATCCTTGCTTAGTAATTTTAAATGCATTATTCTTTAAGAAATCATACAATTTATCTGCCACTTCAGCTCTTGGATTTAAACAACACCACATGAAGAATCTCTTAAGAGCTTGATATTTTTCATCTTCTTCAAGCAATTTGTTTATTTCATCTGTAGATAATGTTCCAATAAATGGATAATAACCGATGATTTGTAAGAATTCTTCTACCATTAACTGAGGAATACTCCTGTTAATTCCTTTTAAATACAAACTATCATCTTTTATTTCAAAATCTTTGAATTGTGATAGATATTGCATACCTTTAGAAATAGCAATTATTCTATTACGTTCTGCTTCTTGTGTTTTCTTTTCAGCTAATATTTCTTCAGAAGCAACGATATCAAATAATTGCTGTTCTGTTGTACATGTTCTTGCTGTATTAAAGTCATTAGAATTGGCACCATTCTTTGTAAGAATATTTCCATCATTCAATACAATTGTTAATACATCATTTACTAATTTAATATTTGAATAAGGCTTTTCTGTAGAAACAGAAGAAAGGGGGGTGGTTCCCCCTTCTTCTTGGTCTAATTCATTAAAAGCTTGCTCAATTTTATTTTCTACTACTTTTTCAATTGTGCGTTCAATAGCACTTTTAAACCATTTTAAACTTAACATGTTTTTTTGTTTTTAATTGTTTTGTAATTCTTCAATAGTTTCCTCTGTTAATTCTTGTTCCAGAGGTTTGTCTTCATTGAGTTTAATTGCATAGTGTTCTAAGTTCACTTTATGCTTATGATATTTAAATAGGTCTGCTACAGCTTTAACTATCACTGGATCTGTAACCCGATAGCTAAATTGACCCATCATGTTATTCAAGAATGAAAGTTTCTCAAATACTTCATTCACTTGTTTATAAATTATATATGTCTCCTGATCAAACAGGTTGTGTTCCTTAGCAAATTCTACTATTTCTTTTTTAGTGTTAAAATCAGCATAAGGTTTATTATTCTTTTGTAAAAATTTAGAAAGAATATTTATTTTATCAGAAAGATCACTGGATACTAAACTAATAAAATTAACTCTGGTAAATATCTTATTATATTTATTTTCAAAATCTTCTATTAAGAATGTTGTAGCCATTGTTCTAAATGGTCTATTTTTTCCTTCCATAAATTTATCCATAGTTATCCAATTATGTACATCAGCAGTTTGTAAATTCTTATATGTAGATTCTGCTACAATAACAAAATTAACATGTGTATTGAAAGCAGACCAAAGACAATCCATTCTTTTTCTGTCAGCTTCTTTAGCATATACATGTAAACATCTTACATTTTGTATCTCCTCCAGTTTAAATGTTTTAGGAGTGAATTTACAATATTGATCAGATAATTGTATTTGCATTTTTTCACCCACCTTACCAGAGAATTCACCTTTCATTCTCACCTTCTTCTGTCCACTAACTGTTAAAGTGGAAGAAATCAATTTTATTCTCTTAGCTTTTTGCTCATCTATCCATTTTTGTGGAATTTCTATTTTATCTGCATCAATAAACATATCTTCAAAGAACTTCAAAACTTTCTGAAACTCCTGAATCACTTGTCTCCATTGTTTCTTTGGATATTTTTGTAAGCTTAATAAATCATAATAAGACTGATAATCTGGACTTCCTTTTTTACGCTTTAAATAGAATGGCACCTTTTTAACAAAAATATAATTTATATTATGAGAAAGGTGTGTTCTTAAATAGTCTTGTTTCTTCTTAGACAAAACATCAGAAAATAAATATATTTTATCTGGGCTTCCCCAATTAGGACATATGTCTTGAAATCTTACATTATGAGCATAATAATTCTTTGCTTGATTAAATTTACCATTTCTAAATTTAAATTTCATTTGATACTCACCTAAGAAATAATCTTTAAGTGAAGATGCTATTCTTCTAAAATCTAAAATATCTACACCATTCATTTTAGGAAATGCCATAGTAGCTGTTGCATACTTAAGAAGTTCAGAGATATTTAATCTGCTAGATTCATCTTTACTGAACATATTAGCAATAAGCCTATCATCATTACTATAAAATTGAATAATAGAAATAGGATTGGCATCTCCTGTAATTGTGGAATTATATTTTTCCATAAATACATTTGCCACCTTCTGAATCTTATCTAATATGATGGTTTTAGCTTCTTGTGTATATCTAAGAGCTTCTCTATTTGGTGTAGGAAATAACCCATCAGATAAATTAAAACGTAAAGCAATAGGAATATTAATAGAAGGAATACCTAATTTACTAAAATCAATCGGATAATAGACATTATCTAAAGATAGATGTAAATGAGAATTGATAGATAAGCTAGAGAATTGAAAATGTTCAGCTCTATGAATAAGAAAATCATTAGTCACTTGACCTTGATTATATTTACTTTCTATATCAAAATATACACTCTCAAAATAAGCTAATTGTTCCTTGATTTTAGTAACAAAAGCATATCTATCTGAATAATCAACAGGAATAATCACTTTAACACCATTAGATTCTGTTGTTTCTTTCTCATACAACAAATCAATGCTATTAGTGTCTTCTCCTTCATACATCATATATTTTCTCTCCATACCATTCTTTCTAGCTACAAAGTAAAAGCTGGAAGAATAAGCAAGAGGAGCCTTAAATCCTAGCGGATCTGTAATCTCTGGTTTCCCAGAGTGTCGGACTATATCATCACCCTATTAATAGGGGCTGGACGCTTTTTCATATGGGCACTACTCCATACTACTTCCTGTTATTAAGCAGACTCAACTGCTCAGGTAGTCTCTAAACGTTCTACAGATGTATCTGTAGCTTCGCTTTTGATTGTCTTGTTAAATTCAATTACTTTATTATACTTTCTTTGTAGGAAGTAATTACAATCACCATATAAATACATAATAGCTCTTTGAATATCAGATTTAACTTCTATCCAAAGAACATAATTCATAATAGTTCTAATCTTTTCAGTTATATAAGGTTTTTCTACTTGTAAATGTTTAGCTATTTCTAACAGAAATTCTTTATCTGTTGAAGAAAATGCTAATACAAGTTTAAACCTATCCTGATGAGGATTAGGAATATTATATGAAGTTTTTCTTTTGTACTTATAGCTTTGTTTTTTAAGAATTACACTACCATCACCATCAAGAAATCCTCTAATAAAATGAGGAATCATTTCAGGAGATAGTTTAGGAAATTTCATTCCTTCTTTACTCTTTCTAATACCACATCCAAGATTTATTAAATCTTGACATAGTTCATTAGAGCTAATATTAACACAAACTTGAGGCTGATATCCTTTTTTTATACTAGATGGAGTTTTAACTGTATGTTTATGTCCTCCTGCAGCAGACAAAGATAACTGATCTAGAATATAAGAGTCTCTTTCTTGAACTCCTATTCTAAAGTTAAGCTGTCTGTTTCCAGGCGGTTGATAAACTGATCCATCTGCATAAATAAAGCCTAATATGTAGGCTTTATATTCTGTGTCAATGTTCTTAAAATAACTTGCATTGATGTTGTACTTGTATCCCATAAGAATGATATGTTTAGGATATAAAGTAACTAAATTTAATTTAGATTTCCAAAAATTCATCCAGTTTTAACACAAATTTAACATTTGTGGGGCCTAGTTTAATTGACCCATCATACCAAGCTCAGTGTTACTATTACGCTTAGTGGATTTACCATATTTACTAATGATATTTCTTACATCATCAGCATCTAATCCAATACCAAAATCTTCAACTGAAAACTCAAGAGAATTAGTTTTTGGATTATCTTTTAAAGATACAATAATAGGTTTGTCACAACCAGCTCTTCTATGACTATCCAATGCATTACTTGCAGTTTCACGGACAGCAGAGCCTATATTATCAGAATATAAATTCTTACTTAACATCTGCATCAATATCTGAGCAGAATCTAAGTCTAGTGACATTTTCACAGTTTCTTGTGTTGTTCCTTCTTCAAGGATGTGGGCTTCTGTTTGTTTTTCTAGTATCATTTTGATTAAAAGTTTATTGTTATTCCTATTTCTTTTAAGATTTCTTTTGCTTTTTCTATTTCTTGTATTTGTTCTATTTCTGTAAAATTATCTCTGTTTAATTTTATAATTCTTGTATCTCTAGGTGAGTTAATATATACTTTCCAAATATTTTTTAATGAAAAAGGTTTCTTTTCTTCACCTTTTCTATTAACTTGAGAAGCTTCATCATAACGTTTCTTAGTATAAATTACACCATTTGGTGTATAATATTGCACTGTACCACGTCCTCTTCCATAATAAATACCAACAGCAAAGTTATTATTATAACAAATACCAATTAAATCTCCTTTTTGAAGCATTCCTCCTAATTTTACTACATACATAATTAAATAGTTTTAATGGTTTTAGATTCTCTAAATTGTATTTCACTTTCTTCATGCATAGCTAACATTATAAGTAATTGTTGAGCTTCTGCATAATTTAATTCGATTGATTCTCTATCATCTAATTTTATAATTAATCCATCACCATCATCTAAAATAGATCCTATAGCTTTAGAATATTTTACATTTTCAGAATCTTCAAAATCAAGTATAATATCATTACCAATTTTAATTAAGTTGTAACAATGTTCAAATTGTTTATTTGTTATTGTTTCTATATACACTTGTAATTTTTCCATTTGATTTTTTTTTTAAAATGGTAATACATCCAACCATTGGATTTCTATTCCATTATTGTCCTTTAATATTTTATTAACCTTTGTAAACACACCTTCTGTCTCCCATTCTGTGTTCTTATAGCTGGCAGATGCTGGATGTGTCAAAGAGAATGACCAACTAAATGGTGGTACAAACCTTTCATATCTAGAAGCATCTTTCCCTAAGAATATAATAGGAGCTCCTGTATAAGTTAACACTTGCTCAAATATATATTTTGTAAAAGGTTCCCAAAGCTGTATATGACTACCTGCCTTATTCACCTCTGTTGTGAGAGCTGCGTTAAACATTAACACTCCTTGTTTAGCTAAATAGCTTACGTCTGGGTTTTTAAAATGTTTGAGACTTAGTCCATCATATAGTTCTCTCTCAATTCCATTATAAAATTGTTCTAAAGAAGGTTGTAAATTTCCTGTTGTAGAACATCCCATTAATAACCCATCTGCTACAGGAGATCCCTCTTTTAATGTATGATAGGGACACATACCCATCATTACCACCTTAATATTATCAAAAGAAGTTTCTTTGAAACATCTATAAACATTTTGTGAAAGAGGGGCAATTTTCTTACCCCTTACACTTTCAGCTTTTAATGTTTTATAAATATTATCACATTCCTCACTTTCAATGAATGGTTGCATAAATCTATGCCACGATGGATGAAAAAAGTCTTTGAATTTTTCCCAATTCATATTAATTAAAAATTTCTAATTGAACAAATGCTGGTTTTTCTTCTACAAGAATAGCATCCTCATCTGAATATTTTGTAAAGAAATCATGTGCTTTAATATGATGAGACATCCATGATCCTGGGTGAGTTTCTTTCATAGCAAATGTTGTATAATTATACAATTCCCATAAGCTGTTAGAAGCACCATAATCATGTGTAGGAGCATCTAATTCTTTACTAATAATACTCACTTGTGTAGAAGTGATAAAGCTTTCTTCAATTAACATTCTACCAATTAATTCAGCTTTTGTTCTACGTGTAATTTCAATCTGTTTCATAACATCTCTCTGCTTTTGCATATTTCTAAACACATCTCCTGAATATTCTATATAAGAAGAAATAGCTGAAGGAGAGAATGTTTGTACATCTCCTTGATGTTTTTTTCTAAATGCACCATGATCACCAGATACACAACCATTTTGACAAATTAATATGCGTGTACCAATGGCAAATTTTAAACTCACGGTTTTATCATAACTATTTTGCCAACCAATTTGTAATTGCATTTCACTATCAGCTACATTACTAATAGTGTATCTACCATTAGCTATTTTACCATCTCTAGCTGATGAATATATTTCTTTATCTAATTTAAATCCAGCTTTCTCAATTCCATTTAATGTTAAATCAATCAATTGAGAATGACTCACAGGTTTGTATGTCTTTGTTTCTACAGGCACAGATGTTGCAATTAACAATCCTTTTGTTGTGTTATATGTCTTAGTCATTTTCTGATAGGTTTATTTCTGTATTAAAATATTCACTTAAAATTCCTGATAGGTTTTCTATGCCTATGCATTCTATAGAATCGCCTTCTGTTGTTTCAAGCCATTCTATTTCAGATTGTATCTTTTCTATAAGATCTGATAATTCTGTCATAATAAATTCTTTTTCTTTAAATAATTTTCAATTGCTTCCATACCATGTTCTTTGGCAAGATCTGACCAGTCTTTAATTCCTTCTACCAAATACTTTCTAGGAACATTACAATATCCAAAATCAAACAGCTTAGTTATCTGTTGTGAATTCTGTACACCTGTAACATCGCTATCAAAGCTTAATATTTGTATATCAGAATTAGCTTTTAGATAGTCTACATTCTCTTTAGAGAAACAGCCTATTCCTTCATTTTGAACAGCACAGCTGCAAGGAAATACCTTTTTCATCACCATATAATCTTTCTTACTCTTATTGATAAATGCTGTATTGCAATATCTAATATCTTCTTTACCATCCATTGTTGTAATAGGAACATTATTAGGCATCCATTTATTCTTTTTATCAGCATAAGGTCTATATATCTTCCAATATTGTCCTTCATACAAATAGCCAAATGTAAGTTCATTCTCTTTAATAGAAAACTTACTCTTGTTTAAATAGACAGATTTGATACCATACACATTATTATCTCTAAGATCTTGTAAGTCAATATGATACTGATTCCAATATGCAAGTTCTTCTTTAGTAAACTTTCTAGTTTTCACCTGAATAATAGAATATCTCTTTTCCAGTTCAGGCTGTTTGTAAGCTGAAGTTATCTTTTTATACTCTTCTGAACTTTTTCCATTAACTATTCCAAGATGAAAGTCTCTGTCAATCATTGTAAGTATATCATCAAATGATGCTAAATTGAACAAAAGCTTTACAAACTCAAAACAATTACCTCTCTTACTTGTATCTGCAAAATCTATGAATGATACATATCCAAGTTTATTACCTATTATAAAAGAAGGATTGTCCTCTTTTCTAAATGGTGAAAATGTCACTTTATTGAGTTTCCAATCATGTGGCATATAATATTTGAATATATCATACTCTGTAAGCTTTTGCATTACAGCTTCAGGAGTGAGATTTTGCCTTTTCTTTCCCTGTATCATATGTAAAATGATTAAAAAAGCCCCACACATAGTATGAGGCTTTCTTTATTTTTTAGGACATATTAATAATCTCCATCATCTTCAGCAATCACTTTATCTGAAGCAACAAGATTATCTCCTGAATTATATTCTCTTAAGTCTTTTAACAAGAAGAAATCTTTACAACCATATTCTCCTGTGACATCTTTAATAAAACGTTCATGAGGTTTTAAATCTTTAGGCTTCTTGGTGCTAATAGATTTTAACACATTAGCATCTGTATAGTCCATCAATCTAAAATGTTTAATGTTATATGGAGCTAAGAATGCTTTATTGTAAACATTTTGATACTCTTTGGTACCATCTTCTTTCTCTACAGTTTTAATAGTGGCCAATGCTACAACATTTGTAGCATATTCACCATTAATTTGGTCTTTTAAATCTTTTATATTTCCTTTCATCAATTTCTTCCATTCTAATTGTAATGTAGATTCTGCATCTCTTAAATCTAATCCACCAAACCATGTACGTAAGAAGTTGTATAATTCTTCTTCACCAACAAATGCTACACGATATTCACGTTTTGTGAACCAATCAGCAAGATTGTTTGGATCATCAGCCCATGTACACTGACCAATAGAATTAATATATTGTTTCTTAGTATCATCTTTATTAACTTTCTCTTTATTTTCTAAGAAGAATGTCACTTTAAATTTATCTTGATTTTTAATTTCTTCTAACCAAAAGTCAATTCTTAAAGAATCATTCCCATCTCTACTTTTTCCTAAATACTCTGTCACCTTACTATCTTCCTTTAATTCCATGTTTAGCACATCCTTGTATTCTTCTACATTAGGATTGATTGCTACCACTTTTGCCTCAAATAGGCCCACTTTTTTTGCAAATTCTGTACTTTCTAATTGTTCTCTTTTTTTACCACCGATGTTCATAATGTTTGTTTTTTTTTTGTTTACTTATAATAATTGTCAATTGTGTCTGCAACCAACTTTAAGTTATTTGGTATTTTAATATCACTAAACATACCATCTGGACTTTTAGCTGGATACTTTTTATATCTATTAGTTATAAAGTTATAAACTCCTTTACCATCTTTATCCTCATCTACATGAGTGTAAAGACATACAGTCATTAAACCTTCTAATACAATTTGATTGTCAATTAATTTACCTGCTGTTTTAATTTTATATCCTACAATTTCACCACTATCCTCAATAGTTTCAGGATGAGTGAAATAAAACACTTTAATCTCATCACGTAATTTTCTAGCTGTTCTGAAGAGTTCTACCATCTCTTTGGCCATAATACTAAACTTCTCAAATCCCTTAATAGAAATTTGGTCTAATAGTGTAAAGCCCATTAAATAGTTTGAATCCTCAATAATGATGTTTTTAATGTGTGGAGCATTTTTAGAGATTTTCTGAAGCTGGTCTATCACTAAATCAGCTCTGTCAATTTCTTTGTAATTTTTGTTTTCCTCATTGTACAGTTTTTCTGCACCTTTGAATGGAAGTTCTTTTTTTGCTACATTAATGATGTACGTTTCTTTTGGATCTAGATGTTTGATTGATGTTGATTTGCCAGTACCTGTAGGACCAACAATTCCAATTAATTTACTTGCCATTTAATATATTTTAGTATGGTAAAGGTACAGGAATTTCCTCAGATTTCAAAACATTTTTCTTCTTTTCTATTAAAGATGGATCAGCTAAAATATCCTTGTAAAGCTGTTCTGCTCCTTGTTTGTTTCCTGTGCCAATTATGTATATACCATCCACTGTAATGTGATACCAAGGACCTTTATTAAATTCAATTTCTTCGATTAATTCAATTATCATATGTATTTAATTTTTGTTTTGTCAAAAAATTCAAGAGCATTCTTAAGCCATTTTTTTTCTACATCCTCTGTTGAACAGATGATGTATATTTGAGCCTTCTTATCAGGAGTGTTATATTCCATAGCCATACATCTGTTAATCTTCTGGGCCAGGTTTTCAGCATTACTATCAAAATAGTTAATTATCACTTTATTGAGTGGTTTATATGTCACTCCTGTATTTCCTATTTTTACAACAGCTAAATGATTACCTTTTCCATTAGCAAAATCTTCAAATGTTTTCTTTTCCCCTGCTTTACTATGATAGACAGGAATACCCAATCCATCTGCTATAGCTGTAACACCACAAAACACCAACACTCTTTCATCTTTGTATTGATTTAAGAGAGCTTTGGTAGCTTGTAGTTTTGCTACACTATTTTGAATGATTCTCATTCTTGCAAGTCTTAAGAACATTGTATCGCGTCCTTCTCTTTGCAATTGATCTATCACCCATCCATAACTATCAAATTGTTTCTTTTCAGTTCTTTTCTTTCCTTTGTAGTCATTTATTATTTTATTATCAAGGGTCACTGTAACCACTGTAATATTGTAATCTACAATAACTCCCTCTTCTATAGCCTTTTCTATTGGATAGGTGGCTAACACCTTTAACTCCAGCTCATCAAACAATGTTCTCTCTGTCCAGCTACTAAGAGTACCTGTAAGACCTAACACCCAATCATGACTTTCTATTATTTCTTTAGCCACTTCTATTTGTGCTTCTGATAACAAATGTATCTCATCAATAATTATAAGATCAAATGTTAATTCTTTATGCTTATGTAAAGACAAATGAGTGGTATAAGTGATATTTCCATTTTTATATTTTCTCTTCTTAAAATCCTCTTCCCAAGATGATTTAATTTTCAAATCTGGATAGGCAACAAGAATAGATACATCAGGTTTAAGTTTTTCTAATATATTAATAGTGGTAAATATTTTACCAAATCTAGGGCATAAATTAAGAATACCAAACCTACCATGATTGAGCCATATATTAGCAAACTCTCTTTGTCTCTGGTCTCTAAGAGAACCAGTCTCTGCTAACAGTTGTTTTTTCATTAGGTATAATTGTTGTTACTGACCAAAATAACCATTCTAAATTAATAGCTACATACTTGTCATATTTGTGTACACTCTTTAAAATACTTATTGTGGGTAGTAATACTATTTGCCACCAATGGTCTTTTTTTAAGGGTAATGTGTTAAATATATTTAATTTCATGTTCTTAAGAAATAAGTTTTGTTAATAATAGATTCATAATCACTTTCTGTCATATCTTTTTGTCTGGGCAGCTCTTTAAACATACCCACTTGTCCTAAAAACCCAAGTCCAATTCTTACATCATCTTCTCCATAAGAATTCTTTATTAACCTAAGGCTTCTGAAATATTTAGCACCAAATCCATCTTTAAGCTTTTCTAATGCATACCCTGAAGGATCTGCCACCTTATATCTCATTGGATCAAATAATGCTAATACAACATCAGCATCATTTTGTGTTTGTGAACTATCAGCAAAATCTTCCAGCTGTGGTTCTACATCACCATTTTTAATTCTTATAGGATTAGAAATATCCCTATTAAACTGACTCACTACAACAGGACTATATCCATATAAATCTCTAGCATATCTGAGCTCATCACTCATTTTATCAATAGCTTGTTTTTTTGTAGGTTGAGCTTGTGTTGTTTTTAATAAACCAATGTGATCTATAACAACTAATACTATCTCATTTTCATTATTAGGTATGTATTTCTTGTTATATTCATCTGCCTGGATAATTTCTCCACATCCTAACGCATATGTCTTTAGCTCTTTAGCTATACCAACAGGATTCTCTGGACCATCAATAATAGTGATTACATCATTCATTATTCCCATGTAGTCTTCGTACATAAGAAACAAATCATGCTCATCAGCAGTGAGTTTCTCTGTCCAGCCTAATAGTTTTCCTACAGGAATAATTCTACCGTGGTCTAGAAATATTTTCCTACTAATCCATTTGGCCATCTTATATGTCTTACTTCTTTCCATTGATCTATACCATATCTTGAGCTTAATATTTGTTTTGTTCTCTTTAGATATATACCAATCAAATGGATTTAGAACATAAGCATCATCAATAAAACTAGTTTTACCAGATCCTGTTAAACCACCTACAAGTGTATATACACCTTTTCTAATACCAATATACCTATTGAGTCTGTTAAAGCCCATAGGTACACCATTATTTCTACCATCAAGGCCTGCTTGCACCTCTTTTTTAAGATCTTGAAAACTCATATATCTGTTGCTCCTTTTATAACTGGTTCTTCAGTTATGGTTTTACCTTCTCTAATAAGTTCAATAAATGGTTCATAAGTTCTTTGGTTTAAATAAGTAATGGAACTTTGCATAAATGATAGTCTATTACTGCCTGTTTTAACAGAGTTTTCTTTTTTCTGTAACACTTCATATTCCAATGCAGTAATTAATTCATCTATTGTATATTCACCCTCAGAAAGGATTTTGTTCAGTTTAATCTGACAATCATCTTTAGCAGCTCTTAATGTTCTACTGCCAGCGAATGATTTCCCTTTATGTGTAAATACATCTGTGCCTGGGTAGGCTTTCCACCATCTTTCAAACTCATTGAACGTTTCTGTCTTTTTGATTATTTTGGTAGATTTAGCTTTTGAGTCCATAAATTCCAATAGCTTTCTACCAACTAATGTTATTTTGTAATTGTCTGAAACCAACCCCTTTCTATATATTGATTGACATAGAGCTTGAAGCTTGGGAGTGGATTCACACAATGATTTAATATCATATTCCTCATCAACTAATTTAAGGAGAAATATCATATCTAATGTGTATCCTTCAGTTAAAAGCTGTTCAAAATGGTAGGGTGTTACCTTGATATTCATTTTGTTTCTTTAATATATTTTCCTTATCAATTACTAGTATTTCTGCAGGTAATTTCTCATGAAACTCTTGTTCCATAAGTATTTTAGCCTCTAGCAAATATACAGAGTCTTTTTGAGATTCTCTTTCAAAATCTTCAGAAAAATTAATTTCTTTCATCTTGTTTCTTTTGCTTTCTTAGACTATCATCATTCCAAAAATATTCACATTTTGTTACAACAATCCCTGGTGTCTTATCATTAATAATTATAAGTTCATAAGGGGGTTTTTCAAAATAACTCTGATTAATTTCATTAGGTTTTACTGTATGTCTATGACACATTGTTTGTAAAACACAAGCTCCTCCCTTGCAACATGTTATGTCTGGCATAATTTTTAGTTTTTAATTCTTAATCCAAATTGTAAATCAAAAAAGTTAAATGTCTCTTCAGCTCTTGCCTTGTTACATTTAAACACCTTCTTTAATAAAGGAATAGCATAAGCTTTGAATTCATCATGCTGTTTTTGTGTTAATGTCCATTTATTATACCATTCCTTAGTCATATATGCTTCTTGCATGGACTTACCAACTATTCCTAATTGATAGTCTAATAAGTGATCAGCTATTGTCTCGCGATTTATTTTCATAAGATTTGTTTTTAAAATAATGAAAGTTGATTTGGATTATCAACTATTTTACGCTTTTTACCACCAGATTCTATTTTATGTATAATACGTTCAGCTCTTTCTATATAATATTGATAGTTGATGTTATCAAGAGAATGAGTGGGTGTTAAATGATTACACACTATAGCTAGCCACTCTCCTGCTTCCACTTGAGAAATATTTGCTGCTCCACTATCAGAATCCTCATTCTTTACCTTTAACAGCTTTTCTCCTGTATTAGACACATAATACCTAATCAGTTTATTATACACTGTCTTACTAATATCTGTTATTCCTTCATAATGGAAGTCTTTGCTAGCTTTTTGTCTAAGGCAAAAATCAAAAATATTATTATGATTCTTAATAGTGCTAGCAATAGGTATATTGTTAACATACCATTGCTCAAGAGCAATAGGAACAACCCTAGCTGATTTATTTTTATGAAGTTCAAAATCTGTGAGAAAGTCTCCTTTCTTTTTAACATCACCATTAGTTTTAATGGCTAAATAATCATTCACTGTAGAGAATATAATCTTTTGATAATCTGTTCGTTCAAGCTCATATTTGGTAATTTCCATCCACCATTTATTAATAGCTTTCATTTCTTCAATCTGATCTTTTCTCACCATGATTGTAACACCATCTGTATTAGCAGATATAACATGTATACCTTTTAGTTCATATGCTTCAATAAGCATTAATAAACTTAGTTCACCTGTAATAGTGGTGAACATAGTGAGCTGTCTATCATATATCCAATTTTGCATATCTGAGCTCTTACCATAAACAGAATTTACAGCAAGCTTTAAGGCTCCTACAATACCAGCTATTCTCTTATCTTTCTTAGCTTGAGGCTTAAGTTCCAATCTTTTCTCAAACATTGTTTTATATCCTCTAAGAAATTCCTTGCCTAAATGTTGAGGATATCTACCATTATTAATAATAATGGCAGGATAGTATGCATTCCTGCCTCCTATAGTCTTTCAACTATAGCTGGACTATATCATCATTTAACTTTAATTCTTTTTTCCAAACAAACCCATAAATTGAAGGTTTATGACCTGAACAAACTGCATATATTTGCTGCCATTTATAAGAAAGATTTTGTTCTGTTATTTCTTTTACTGAATTCCATCTTCTTACAAACTGACCACTTTTATCATACTGATCAATATAATATTTAACTGTAGCTTCTGAAACTTTCTTTGCCATTTCTTTAGTAGCTTCTGGATTATCTTTCCAATAAGTATGACTAGATTTTTGTCTTTCTTTTGGATCTTTAAATCTTTTAATTTGAGCATCACTAAGTTTCTTTCTTGTTTCTTGAGAAACAATACAACCTGTTTCAGAATCTTCCCTAAAATTATATCCTTTTTTTCTATCAGTACATTTATAAATTCTTTGCCAATATAGCTCTTGTTCTTTTAATTGGTCAAGAGATACATATTCTATTATAAAGTATTCAAAGTTCTGTCTTCCATATTTGTGCCAAGCATTTATAAAATGTTCATTCTCATCTTTACTTCTTTTGTTAAGAAGATTAATATGCTGTCTGATTCTTCTATAAATACATTTAGCCTTTCCTATGTAAACTTTATTGTTTACTTTGTTTCTTATACAATATATACCGCTTTTGTCTAAGTGTTCTTTTCTATTTAATTTCATACTACAAATATATGTAGTTAGATGGATAGAACCAAGACACTCTTATTAATTAATTGTTAAATGTTCCCTGTTTAGTCTCTGAACCTTGATCTATTTCACTATAGACCCTTGGCTGCGGATTGTCCAATCTTAATCTTTTTTACCATACCTGAGTAGTTAGTTCAGCCACTATATGTATTTCTACTATAGCTTGGTAGATTAAGCTCTAAGGAGATTCCCGACAATTTAAGGAATTTTAGTTTCGCCATAGTGTTAACGAAACATCCCAGTCAATAATTTCATATTCATCATCTGCTTCAAATATTTTTGGTTTATTTTCTGTATGTAAACCACCTTTAGCAAATGTGTATACATTATCATAGAATTGTAAGCTTTCTTTGAAATCATCTTGCATTGTGAGCTTCACTTTTTTTATTTTATTTAAAAACTTCTGAAGCTCTGGTGTTTGAAAGGTAATGTATTCAGCAATACAATTAGATGCTTTTATTTCTTTCCTGAAAAATCCTTTCTTAGGAAGCTGTGTATATTGTATTCCTTTCTCCTGGCAATAAAACTTTTTAATCATCTCATCACCTATCTTACTATCTGAATAGTTTAAACATGGAATACCAAATTCTGCCTCAATATCCTGTCTAAGAGCTATTTGATTATTTCCCTTATAGAGAGGATGTTCACATTCACCTATTGTTATTTTATAAAATGCATAAGTGGCATTAACATCATTGTGACAATAATATATAGTTTCTAATATTTCTTTTTCTGTCATGTTCTCTTTAGCATGATGAATAGGCATCTCTTCAATATCATGAAAATCCATTTCAAATTCCAATCTTTTCAAGCTAACCATCCTATTCTTATTTGAATAATGGTTTATCTCAAATATGTCCAAAATTTTAAAACTTAATTCTGATTCTCTATATTTAGGTAAAACTCCATAATTACTATCATGAATAGTATCTTGTGCAACTTGAGCAATTTTAGTACAGATTTCTAAACTAGATAATTCATGCCAATCTCTACTAAATCTAATAATATGTTCTAACACTTGACTGTCAAATCTTAATCCATTATATGTTACAAAATAATGATCGTTTTTCTCTTCAAAGAATCTTATCATGCTATCTAACTGATTCTTATTCTTATTTAGCTCAAAATCATGCCATTGTTGAGTTTGTGGATCATAACATGAGCATAAGAAGAATTCAGACATAGTTTCTATGTCTGTTACAATTACTTTCATTTGCTTAATTTTAATGTTCTTAAATATGTATTCCTTCTCACAGCTCCTGATATATTAGGGGTAGGTTTTCTAATAACCAATCTACTGCTGTCATAACTTATTATTTTAAATATTTTGGTTTAAGTATTCGTTCATAGTAATCTATAACCTCTTCTTTGCCATCTCTACTAATTCTCCATGTTGCTGG